CTGCCGCGACAAGGGAGACGGCGTTGCGGGCGGGAGCCCAGAACGCCTCACCCGTGTTCACGTCGGGCAGGCGCCCGCTCCAAGCAGATCGATTGAGGCCGTCAGTCAGCGCGATCATGAGGCGCTGCGCGTACGGCGAGGGAGTGCCCACCTGATCAGGTTACGCCTCACGCGTCACTTCTCGCCGTACCCGCCTGTCGGCCCGATGGTTGCGTGGTATGCTGCCATCATGGAACCGCAAGCCATGACCATCCGCATACCGGAAGACCTTTACGAGCAACTGCGGCGCGCGGCGTTTGAGGCGCGCGTGCCGATGAACACTCTTATCAACGAGGGCATCGAGCTGAAGCTTGCCGAGCTCAAGGCGGAAGCGAGGGAGGGCCAGTCGTGAGCATGTTCACGGACCTCGCGCCCGCCGAGCTCGCGGACGCGCTAGACGAGATGGAGCGCTTCCCGCACAACACCGGGGCCCTGTCCATGCTGGACGAGGCGACACTGGCGTACGGCTGGAAGTACCCGGCGACCGACAGCGCGCAGCGGGCGTTCGCCGCTGCCAGGTACGCCCACATGGGCTCGTACCGCGCCGAGACGGGCAGCTACTCCGACGAGTCGTGGCGGGAGGCGATGCGGGCCGCTCACGCCCTCGCCGAAGCCCTGCGCCCGCTGGGCGACACGCGGATTGAGCGGTGCAAGCGGCGGACAGGGTGGGGGACCTGCAACATCGCCCTGGACGACGACGGCACGTGCCACGTCACTGAGCACGTCGACGCAGACGCGGAGGCCGCGCCGTGAGCAACCCCGACATCCGGCACGTCAGTTACCCGCTGGCGCTGACCGTCCAGTACGAGCGCAACGAGGTCGACGGGCTGGACTGCGACTCCGGTCAGCCTCACGGTTTCGCCGTCATCTGCCTCGGTGACTTCGTCGTGCACAAGGAGCCGGTGAGGGAAGGCAGCCCCTGGGACGTGGACCGCATTGACCTGGAGCGCGCCGCCGCCGGGTGGCTGGCGAGGATCGCGGGAGAGGCGGCGGCACGGTGACCGGGTTCCTGAAGTGCCTCAAACCCGACTGCATGCGCAAGGTGAAGCCGGGCGTCGCCTACTGCTGCGAGTCGTGCGCGGTCGCGGCCGAGGATCACGCCCCGTGGGAAGTCGGCCCGTACGACCCGGCAGAGGTGAACTGGGTACTCGTGCACAGCAAGTACTGCGAGGAGCGCAAGGCTGAGCGGGGCGAGTGCAGCCCGGCTGAGGCGCACGCGCTCGACCAGTCCCGGGCCTACTGAGCATACGGAGGGAGCAGCGATGACTGACCGCCATGCCGGCTACATCGTGGTACTGGCCGAGGACACCCGCAAAGACGACGTCCTGAACGCCATCCGGATGATCAAGGGCGTCGTCTCCGTCAAGCCGGTTCTCGCCGAGGGCCAGCAGCAGTACGCCCTTGCAGATCGCCGCGACGTGCAGTGGCGGGATGCGCTCCTGGATCTCGCCCGGAATGGCCCCGGCGGAGGCGATCGGCGGTGAGCACCGTAGCCGGCGTTCAGCGGGACATCAGGCGGACACGCGCGTGCCGCGTCATCGCCCTTCTCCTCGCCGCGTTCAGTGCCCTTGCCCTTGCCGCGTTCACCCTCGCCGGGTTTCTCGCGGCGCCGATCCTGTCGGCGCTCGTCATCGGCTGCCTGATGGTGGCCGTCAAGCAGACGCGCCTGATCGGGACCATGAGGCACCTGGAGCGGGAGCTTAGCCGCCCGCGCATGACGGCCGAGGACTACCGGCACCTGCGGGAGATGGAGACCGAGCTTGGCTGGGAGCTGAGCGAGGTGCCCGCGACCGAGGCCGGGCTTCCGGCGGAGCGGACTCCGCCCGCGTGCCAGTGCGGCAAGAGCGCCGGGGAGCATGCGCGGGAGTGGGACGAGCAGGTCATCGCCAGCCAGGGCATTCCGCCGGCGAGGGCGGCAACCGCCGCTATCTCCCGGGAATGCGGGTGCGGGCCGTCGGGTGCCGCGTGCGGGCCGTGCTGGTGGCGGGCGGCGGAGCACTTCGCGGCGCTGGCCAGGGTCGGCCGTGAGCACTGCATCAGCTTCTGCCCGATCTGCCAGGACTTCGACCGCAACGCCCGCGAGGCCGCAGCAGGGGCCGTGCAGGCGAGGCTTCCGGCAGCGATCCGCGAGGCCACCGTTGCCACGATGGAACCCGGCCGCCCGTACTGGACGGTTCCGTGGGCCATGTTGGCGGACGAGGACGGACGCCTGTGGCTGCGGCCGGGTTACACGGCATGGGACCGTCCCGGCGGCACCGCGCGCATGCGGATGGAACTGCGCGAGGACGGTTACCATGTCTGGCCCGTACCGGGTGAGACGTACACGCCGGAAGCGCTCGGCTCGCAGCAGTTCATGCCCGTGGCCGTACTGGAGGGAGAGCGGTGAGCGAGTACGACGAGGCGCGGGAGGCGTTCCGGCGGAAGCGGGGCTTTGACCCCTCCCCGGCCATCGAGAGCGCTTTCCGGCGCGGCGAGTTCGACGTTGAAGGCGGCACCGAGGACGAGCGGGCATTCATCCGCGAGATCCTGGCCGAGCGCCGCAGCGAACCAGGGGAGCAGCAGTGACCGCCGTCTACCTCGCCATGGCAGGCGAGTACTCCGACTTCCGGGTCTGCCACGCCTTTGCCCGCCGTGAGGACGCGGAAGCGTACAAGCTCGGCGACGGCGTGCTTGAGCTTGAGGTCCGTGACAGGCCTGTTGAGGTGCGCACCTGGTACACCCTGACCTGGCGGTCCAACAGCAAGGCAAAGCCGCAGACGTACACCGAGTACCGCGACTTCGACGGCAACGAGAGGCACGCGGAGCACGCCTGGTACGGCCCGCCGGAGCGCACGGCCGACATTCTCAACGTAGGGGGCTGGGACCTCGCCCTGGTCAAGAAGGTCTACAGCGAGCAAAGGGCTCAGTACCTCGCCAGGAAGGAAGGGATCGCGTGAGGGACATCGAACTCAACTGGCCCGGGTCGGACGCCGACCGGGACCGGCTAACCGCCGGCCTGATGCAGGCGGTTGGCGAGGCCATGGAACCAGGCAACGTCACGCTGATCACGGTGGACGGCAGTCCTGTGGCGGGGATCGCCCCCGCCGGCCAGATCGTGCAGGAGCACCCCGATACGGTCACGATCCCGCGCGGCGACTTCTCCGTGCTGCTGGCTGCCGCTGCGGCCGTGACCGGAAGCGGGCCGGTTCCCGAGATGCTGCGGCCTCTAGCGGGCGAGGTCCTTGCCCGGTACAAGGTACGACTGGAAGTGACGCCGTGACCGTTCAGCGCTACCGGCGCAAGCCGAGGCAGGAAGACCGCGAGGACCAGTTCGCGGCCCGGTACGAGCCCGCGCGGCCGCTTGACGACCTCCGTGCCGTCGCCCGCATGGCCGGGGACGAGGCCGAGGTCACCGAGGTGACGTTCCCGTCCGGCAAGCGCGTGCTGCTGGCCTGGTTCATGCGGTACGACGACGACCACCCCGCTAAGCAGGACTACGCGACAGTCGAGGCCGGGAATTTCCTCGCCTTCAGTTCCGGCAATGACTCCCTATACGAGGCGGACGATGGCAACTGGCGGCAGTTCTACGACCTGGTACCGGACGGCGAGGGCTAGTCCGGATGCTCGAAATCATCGCCAGCGAATGGGAGGACGCCGATGTACCAGACGTTTGACTTCGACGTCTCCGAGGGAGTCGTCCGGATTGAGCGCGACTACCAGGAGATCAACATGCAAGGCCCGGTAGCGGACGAGTCCTGGCGGTTCACTGACGCCAACGGCCACGAGCACTACTACCGCGAAGAGAAGGACCCGGAAGCCGAGCACGGCGGCCACTACCCGACCCTGGTCTACGTCCCCGGCCCCGGGTACTACTGCGCCGACTGCGGTGACGAGCACGAGGACTACGCCGTCTCGCACTGCGAGTGCCGGGCCTGCGGCCTGACGGTCGAACCGGGGTCGCGCGAGCCGAACAACCCCGAAGCCCTCGTGCTGACGAGTCAGGCCGCCTACCTGGACGGCGAGCTGATCACCCGCGAGCGGGCCGAGGAACTGCTGTCGGCTGCGGAGACCGCCCGGCACGCCGACGGGAACGAGTACCGGATATCGCTCGCGCCGAAGGGTCCGTGATGGAAGCTGCAGAGGTCACCTGGTCCGGCAAGGGCATGAGCAACTTCGACCACACCGTTGACCCCGGCATGGAAGACGACCTCCGCGCCGGGATGCGGGGCGAGCACACTGCCTGGAACTTCCACGGCGAGGTCTGGTTCGACCCGGCCGAGGGCGTGTTCAAGGAGGAGGTATCGGTCTACGGGGTGAAGCGCGGGGTAGTGTCCGCGCCGACGCTTGAGGAACTGATGCTTGCGGTCAGCGACGAGTACGGGCGGGACTGACATGGGCGGCTGCCAGTTCTTCTCCTTCCCGACCGCTGAGGAGTCGGCCGCGCTCGGGATTGCCACGGACGCTAACCCGGACCTCGTGCTCGGCTGCGAGGCCCCGCAGGGTGACGGCCCTCTCTTCTTCTTCGTCCCGGTAACCGGCGGGGCAGTGCGGGTGCCGGTGTGCGCTAAGCACGGGGAGCGCCTGGCCTACCTGTACGGAAGCGAAGGAGGCGGTACCGATGGGACACCAGGTCATTAAGCAGCCTGACGGCCTGTATGCCGTGTTCTCCACTGGCACTGACCAGTGGATTCTCTGGGACTTCACCCGCGTGCAGCTGATCGAGCACTACGCGCAGAGGGCCGCCGAGGATGCCCGCGCGAGCAAGGCGCGGGAGTTGGACGAGGTAGACGCCGCGCAGGGCAAAGCGCCCCCGTTCGGCTGGACCTTCGCCGAGGCGAACGCCCAGAGCAAGTTCTCTGGCGGCGAGGTGCTTGACGGCCCGGTTGACGAGGGGCTGCTAACCGAGATGACGGCCCAGCGGGAAGCTGAGACCGATGACTGAGGTCCTGACCCCGAACTGTCCCCTGTGCGGCCAGCCGCCCCTGTTCGCGGCCGGTCCCGCGCAAGCGTTCTACGGTAACCGGGACAACTGCACCCTCATCCTGTGGAATCCTTCGCTGAGCCTTGACGAGAACTTGATGGACGCCGGGGTGGTTCACCTGCCAGGAGAAGGCAGCGCCGATGGCTGAGGTGGCGGTCACCGATGAGCAGCGCCGCGCCTACGCCAAGGCCCTCGCTAAGGCAGAGGCGGCCTGGCCGGGCGCGATGCACGTGCTCCTTCTCGGCGAGCCCCTGCCTGCGGAGGTAACCGCCGTCGCGGAGGTGCTCGGCCTGGACCCGGAGGCGCTCGGCTGGCACGTTGAGGCGGAGCACGGCCACGAGCCGCATGACGAGGGCTACGAGGCGGACGTGTGGAGGGCGGCGGAGTGCACTGACCCTGAGCACCTGCTGGAGTCTGCGGCATGGGGGCGGAAGAGGGCCGGGGAGCCCGTGAAGCCACCCGCCCGGCAGGTCCGGGTACAGCGGCGGCGAGAGCGGAGGCGGGGCCGGTGAGCGTCAGGGCGAATGTCTACGAGGACGAGAACTACCCGTACTACTTCGCGACCTTCGCCGATGACCCGCGTCATGCAGGCCCCGGCTTCTACCCGAACGTCGAGCTGACCGAGGAAGAGGCTGCCGACCTGCGGCGAGTACGAGCTGAGCACGCCGAGTGGCAGCGGAGGCTGAGCGAGATGCACGACGCGTGGCAGAAGAGGCAGCGATGACCGGCGACGAGACCGCCCGCGCCACCCTGAGCCGCATCGTCGACCTGACCACGATGGCCGACAGCTTCGTACTGGGCTGGCGGGAGATGGTCATGATAGAGCTGGACCTGATGCGCCGGGAGATGCCCTACGCGGACACGCTGGTACTGAGGCTGGAGTGCGAGCGGAGGCCCGCCGATGGCTGACCGAGATCGACGGCCCCCCTCATGACTCGCTGCTGCACCTGCACGAGCACCCGGACCGCCCGCCGTCCGCCGAGCCGCACGAGCACGCCCATCCATGGCTGCCAGGTGAGGACTGGCAGCATCAGCACCTGCACCGGCACGTCTATGACATGCCTGCCCTTGAACCGCAGGAGGTACCTGGTCAGTGACCGTCCTCGGCGTGACCGCCCACTGGCGCGTCCAGATCCTCCCGTCCGGCCCGGTCGCCTACAAGGGGGCCCGCACCCTCGACTTCACCCGCGAGTACCGGGAGTCGATCGCGGCGGCGTTCAAGGCCGGAGCGCTCGACGTCGTCCCGTTCACGCTCGGCGACACCTACGCCGGAGACCCGGAGGCGCTCGCCGGCGAGGTCCGCGGCCTTGAGGTGGTCGACGACGGCATGGACGCCGTGATAGGCGTAGGCCAGCGGGCGGACGCGGCGATCAGGGCCTCGCTCGCGCCCGGATCGCCGCCTCTCGGTGCCGCGCCGGGCCTGATGGAGAACTACCGGACCTCCGGCGGCGAGGCGTACCCCGTCGTCCTGCGGCACGTCCTCGGGACCGCGCGGCCGATGCTCACCGGGCTGCGGGGCTGGCGGGAAGTGGAGGCGGCACCGTGACCGCCCACGAGGTCGTCATCCGCTTCGGCCGCCCTTTCGACATCCGTATCCGGGGCGAGTTCAGGGACACTACCGAGGTAACGATCCCGTTCGCTGACCAGGAGTCAGCCGAGGCCGCCCTTCGCGAGGTCACCCTGTCCGTCCGTGCGGTGCACGACGCGGGCGGGGAGGAGTACCGGCCGGTCGTGGCGGGCGAAGTGGTGGAGACGGAGGCGGAGTTCGCCGCTGACCTCGCCAGGGCGGTCGGTGCGCAGCGGGAACGTGAACGGTCGCGCGCCGCGATCCCGCCGCCCAAGCCGGACCGCGACATGAACGACCTGCGCGACTGGGGGGCGAACGACGGTGCCTGACCAGGACACGCTGGAGGCCATGGCCCGCAGGGTCCGCGCGGAAACATGGGCTGACCCCGATGCACAGGCCCGCTACCTGCGGGCACTGGAGAACGCGGAGCGGTCGCTGTACTGCGTGCTGGCGGGAACCCCGAGTGACCGCAGGCAGTGCGCCGCCGAGTGGGCGGAACTGCTAGGCGTACCGCAGCAGTAAGCCCCCGGTAGCAGCAAGCCCCCGGTGCGCGCGTGTGCATCCGCACGTGCATGCGGCATCATAGGGGACATGAGCCCCGTCCGCCCCGTTACCAGCCCGTGGCCGTGAAGCACGGCGGGCGCCTCTGGGAGCGCCACCCGTCAGTCCGCTCCGGGGGGCAGCTGACCCGCGGGGAGCGGGCCGCCGACGTCATGAGAAATGCTTTTGGCTCATGGGCGTTCGTCGGCAGCTTCCTCGCGTTCATGGGCGCCTGGATGATCCTCAACACCGCGCTCCTCGGCCGCAGCGGATTCGACGCGTACCCGTACATCCTCCTCAACCTGGCCCTGTCGATGATGGCAGGCCTCCAGGGCGCCCTGATCCTCATCGCCGCCAAGCGCGCCGACCGGGTAGCCGCCGAGCAGGCCACCGCCCATTACGCGGAGACAGACAAGATCGACGGCATGGGCGGGGAAGTCCTCGCCCTCCAGAAGCAGCAGATGAGCCTGTTGTCCGGGATCGAGCACGCCAACGCGGAACTCGACGGCATCCGCGAGGCACTCGCCGGGCACGCCGGCGTCCTCCGCGACCAGCTCACCGCCCTCCGCGTCGAGGTCAAGTCGGTGAGGTCGTCCGCGCAGGCCGCCCACGCCGGCGTCCAGGCCCTGGCCGACATGCTTCCCGTCCCTGCCCGGGAGCCTGCCACAGGACCTGACCCGGTACTTCCCCCTACTGCGGCGGGCGGCGGTGCGGCCGGGGATTCCGTGACCGCCGCCCGCCGCGCCCCCACGGCGAAGGAGATGTGAGCAGCCGTGAGCCGGGCCTGCTGCTGCGAGGCCTGCGACGCCGCTGACCCGCACTGGGTGATCGAGCGGTGGGGCGACGCGGTCATCACCTGGGCGTGCGATACCGACCTGGCCGAGGTCTGCGAGCGGCTGCAGCGCGACGGCGAGGTCACCAGGCTGTCGGTCCGCGATGCCCGCAAGGCCAGGGAGCGCGCCGGCATTGGCCGGGGCCTGCCCGGCGGAACGTCATGACCACCGGAACGCGCGACGGCAAGGGCCGCTTCAGCCGCACTGTCGACACGGCCCGCCGTGACGCCGAGGCGGCCTCCCTGCGGGCCAAGGGCCGCACCTACGACGCGATAGCCGCCGAGCTCGGGTTCTCGGGCCGCGCGAAGGCGTACGAGGCGATCCAGCGCGCTTACGCGGACATCCCGTACGAGGGCGTAGCGGAGGCGCGGAGGCTGGACCTGGAGCGGATTGACCGGCTGATCGAGCACTGCTGGGCCGTGATGGAGCGCGAGCACCTGACCGTCTCGCAGGGCAGGGTCGTCCGCCGCTTCGTCGGTGTCGAGCGGGACGAGGACGGCATCGAGCGCCTCGACATGGACGGCAAGCCGGTCCCCGTCTTCGAGGACGTGCTTGACGACGGCCCCACGCTCGCCGCGATCCGCGAGCTCCGCGGGCTGCTCGAGCGGCGGGCGAGGATGACCGGCTACGACGCCCCCGCCCGGTCCCGCGTCGAGGTCATCGGGGCAGACACGGTCGAGGCGCACATCGCCGCGCTGGAGGCGGAGCTTGCCGCCAACGACGCTGCGGGTTGAGGCGCCGCTCGACCGGCTCCGCTACCTGCGGGACCTGCAGCGGCGGGCGGCCAGCGCCAAGTCCGCCTCGGGCGCGATCCGGTACTACGACGACCCGGTCGGCTTCGCGGCGGACTGCATCGACTGGCGGGGCACTGACGGCCTGGCGGAGTACCAGGAGGAGATCATGGGGGCCCTGCCGCGGCGCAAGCGCATCGCGGTCCGCGGCCCCCATGGATTAGCGACTGGGCAAAAGCACGATCGCGGCGGTCACTGTCCTGTGGTTCGCCCTTACCCGTGATGCCGCCGGGGTCGACTGGAAGGTCGTCACCACCGCCGGGTCCTGGCATCAGCTTGCCCAGTACTTGTGGCCAGAGATACACAAGTGGGCCCAGAGGATGCACTGGGACAGGGTGTACGCGGGCCGCAAGCTCCGGCCGTCGGAACTCAACTTCCTGAGCCTGCGCGGCTACCCGTTCGGGCCCAGCGAGATGATGAACCTGAACCTGCGCCTGACGCACGGCGCGGCGTCGGCGGGGGCATCGGCGAACTCGGCGCTGATCGAGGGCGCGCACGCGGACTCGCTGCTGTTCGTGTTCGACGAGAGCAAGGCGATCCCCGCGGCGACGTTCGACGCCTGCGAGGGCGCGTTCTCCGGCACCGGCGAGGCCTTCGCGCTGGCGATGTCGACGCCGGGCCTGCCCGCGGGCCGGTTCTACGACATCCAGACCAGGAGGCCGGGTTACGAGGACTGGCACGCCGTCCACGTCACCGTCGCCCGCGCGATCGCCGCGGGGCGGATCAGCGAGCAGTGGATGGAGCAGCGCCGCCGGCAGTGGGGCGAGAACTCCGCGATCTTCCAGAACCGCGTCCTCGGTGAGTTCTTCGCCGGCGACGAGGACAGCGTCATCCCGCTGAGCTGGGCCGACGCCGCGGTCGAGCGGTGGCACGAGTGGGAGGCCGCGGGCAAGCCGGACACCGGCCGGCCGCGGACCGTGGGCGTCGACGTCGCGCGCTCCGGCACCGACCGGACCGTGCTCGCCGTCCGCAACGGCCCGGTGATCACTGAGCTTCGCCGGTTCACCCGGGAAGACACGATGCAGACGACCGGGCGGGTGAAGGCCATCCTCGACGCAGACACCTCCCGGACCGCCGTAGTCGACGTGATCGGCATCGGCGCCGGGGTGCTCGACCGCCTCCGCGAGCAGCACGCCCTGGCCGTGGGCTTCAACGCCTCGCGCGGGTCCAAGGCCCGGGATAGCACGAGGGAGTTCGGCATGCTTAACCGCCGGAGTGAAGCCTGGTGGTCGCTCAGGCAGGCGCTCGACCCGTCCGGCAGTCCCGACATCTGCCTCCCGGACGACGAGATGCTGCTCGGCGACCTGTCGGCGCCGCAGTGGAAAGTGACGTCGAACGGGAGGATTCAGGTGGAGGACAAGGAAGAGATCCGCAAGCGCCTCGGCCGGTCAACTGACGACGGGGACAGCGTAGTTCAGGCGTTCCATCCCCACCTCGGCGACGGCTCGCCCGGCACTATCCGAAAGTGGGCCGGGGCTGTTGATCTTGACGCCGTCGGCCAGGGGGAGAATGCGGCGATGCGGCGGCGGCACCGCGTTCCCGGCGCACCGGGCGAGGTTCAGGCACCCGAGGACGCGCCGTGGGATCTCGACGGTTTTGGCCCGCAGGACGAGCGGGACCTGCCGACGCGCGGCAACGTCAGGTCGTGGCGCTGACTGTCTCCAGCCAGTCGCCGAGGTAGCCGTGCAACTCCGCTACCTCGCCTGCCGTGAGGTCCGTGATCAGGCGCCACCATGACCCGCCCTCGCGCATCTCCGACACGGCCAGCTGCAGGAGGACGCCGTTCGGGTCGACACTGACCTCGGCCCCGGCCGCCGTCTGCACTGACTTCGGGGTGCTCACGCCATCTCCGCCCTATTGAGCCGGTCGATCTCTGCGGCGAGCAGGGCGGCCGCCTGCCGCAGCTTCCCCAGCCTGATCCGCCTCTCGGCGTACGCGACTAGCTCGCCGTCTCCGCCCTATTGAGCCGGTCGATCTCTGCGGCGAGCAGGGCGGCCGCCTGCCGCAGCTTCCCCAGCCTGATCCGCCTCTCGGCGTACGCGACTAGCTCGCCGTGCGCGAGCCGGTCGTCTTGCCTGGCCGTAGCGCCCTGCTCGACCTGCCGCCTCCGCTCGGCGATGACCTCCGCGACGCCTCCAAGCGCGCCGTGCCGGACCAGTTCCGCGAGGTCGAGGATGACGGGCATCACCTGCCTGTCGATGTCCCCGCGGAGCGCGGCCGCCTGCTCTTCGGTAGCGGGCATCCATCCCGGCGGCATGGGCGGCAACGGAGTCCGGTCATCCACCAGCAGGTTCCCCTTCTTCTTGCAGCACGGCCTTCTCCAGCTCGCCGTAGAGCCGGGCGAGCGCGAGCGCGGAGTCCCGTCGCGGCGCGTACATCCCCGACTCCCACCGCGAGACCTGCGCGTGGTCGGTGCCTACCGCCCTGCCGACGTCGGACTGGGACAGCCCGGAGCGCTTGCGGACCTCCCTCGCCCGGCCGGAGCGGAGCCAGGCGCGCACCCGGACGATGGCCAGGGCCTCCTCTGCGGCGTCCATGACTGCACAGGTTAGCGCAACCGGAACGTCAGGCCGTGGCGGCAGGACGGGCCTTCCGCCGGTTGCTGGTCACCACGTCCGCGTCCTCGTTCAGGTCGATGTGCGGCGGCAGGCCGTCCTCGACCTTGAGCGTGTAGCACCGCGACTCGCTCAGGTCGGCGCCCATGTGCTTTAGCACCGCGACGGCGGACACGACGTGCTGCTTCCCCCTGACGGCGTGAGCGTTCTTTTCCCGCAGCTTGCACGGCCTGAAGCCGATCACCTTCGCCTCGCGGTCGACGAGGAACTTGACGGCGGCAGGCGAGCCGAGGACCGCCAGGGCGCCCGCACTGAACGACATGAGCCCGCGCCGCTGCACGGTGACCATCTCGCCCCGCCGCGTCCGGCCCGAGTGACTGTCCTTGCCCTGGTACTCCTCGAAATGCAGCATGACCTAATGCTAATCCTAAAGTGCCGGTCATATACCGATCTAAAGCGTGTCGGGCGGCATGCGGGGGCGTGCCCTGGTAGAATGGGCGTTCGAAGGGGCAAGGTTTTTCGCCCCCCGGGACGGTGATGAAGCACCGCCCGGGGGACTTGCCCGCAACCCTGCACTGGAGGTTTACGGACCATGGAAGACAGTACCGCGCACGTCCAGGCGATAGCTGACCTGCTCGGCCTGATCGAGGACGCGATCGAAGCGGACGGGCGGTTCGTCAGGGAAGACGCCGCAGGGAGTTTCCGGAACCGCATGACCCTGTTCGTCAGCGTTCTCGGCGGGCCGGACGACGGCAAGGAACTGGCCGTCACCCTGACCCCTCACCCGGAAGGTCCCGGCAACTGATGGCCAGGACGCCGGAAGAGGAGAAGAAGTACCAGGCCCGCCACCGGCGCAACGTCGCCGAGCGCGGTAAGGCCCATCTGCGGAAGTGCATCCTGTGCGCCCGGTCTGGCATCGACAAGCAAGCCCACGACTGGGCGCATGTTCACGACACCGACCCTGATGACGTCATGAACTACGTCCCGCTGTGCAAGAAGTGCCACGGCGGATATGACAAGCACACGCCGGAAGCCATCGAGAAGATCCGGGCAGCCTCTACCGGGCGCAGGCACACGCCGGAGTCGATCGCCAAGATGTCGGCGCAGAAGAAGGCCGAGGCAGCGGCGCGCGGTGCCATGCCCGCCGAGCAGCGCGCCAAGATCAGTGCCAGCCTCAGGGGCAACGCGAATGCGGCAGTCACCGTCAGGGGCAGCACCGGGCGCGCTCCCGGGAACCCGAACATCGGGAAGACACGGGCGGCGCAGCAGCGCGCGAAGACCCACTGTCCGCAGGGCCACGAATTTACGCCGGACAACATCTACTGGCGCGGCGCGGACAAGAAGAACCGGCAGTGCAAGACGTGCACGCGCGAGCGGGCGGCGGCGCGTCACGAGAAGCAGCGGGAGGCAGCTGAGGCCGCTCGCGCCAACGGCACCGCGCCTCCCTCCCGCCGCGGAGGTGCCCGGCCGGGGACCGGCGATCCCAACCTCGGCCGGCGTAACGCGGGTCGGCAGCTGTCCAAGACGCACTGCCCGGCCGGCCACGAATATACGCCGGCCAATACGTACGTCATCAAGCGGGCAGGGGGCCAGACGGCACGTCAGTGCAAGACGTGCACGAAGGCGAGGGCGCGGGCGCAGGCGGCGGCCAAGCGCAAGGCGTCGTGACCTGACCGCTGATCACTGAAGGACCGGGACCGGGGGACGCACGTCCCCCGGTCCTCGCTATGCCCCCGCCCGCCCCGCCTGTAAGGTTGCCTCAGATGCACGTGCAGACGTGCCGTGCATCCTCACGTGCAGCAGGCGCCCCCGTGCGCCCCGGGCAACGGCGGGGAGGTGATGCCAGGTCATGGTCGATACTCGCTCCGCGAAGATCATCGAGTTCCCCGACCTCCCGCCTAAGGGTTCTCCCGGTAATGGCGGAAGAAAGTCCTTGCTGGGGCCAGAATTGGGAACTTCGTTCGATATGGGACAGCGTTTGTTCGCCTATTATTGAACGGATCCGGAGATGTGTTCGATTATGGCTTAACAACCTCGGCGAGTTCAGTGCCAGAGACTATAAGACAATGCTGGCCAGAAATGGCCTGGCTGCCGCTATTGAGCAGGTTCTCACTCTCCCGATTCGCGGTGCCCCCTACACGATCGAGCCGGCGAAGGGCGATAAGGGCGAGGCCGAGTTCGTGACCAGTGTGCTTATGACGCCAAATGAGGCCGGCGGCATGCAAACGCCGATTAGCACGCTGGTCGGCCAGATAACGAGCGCGCAAATTTTTAAGCGCGCTTTCTTCGAGCGTACCTTTAAGGTTCGCGAGAGTGACGGCCGGATCATTTACGACAAGGTCGCCTTCCGCCCGCCCGCCACCTGCCAGGCCAGGTACAACGACCGCAGCGGCGAGCCCAACGGCTTCCGGCAGCAGGTCTGGCTATTCGGCGGAAACCTTATGCTGGACCGCAAGCAAAAGGTTCCGGGGTACGTCGATGTCCCGAAGATCAGGAGCTACATTTACACTCACGGTAAGCACCGGGAGCCGCTTACCGGCGTGAGTGAAATGGAAGTCTCGCTATGGTGCTATAACACCATGGCAAAGCTCCTTTTCCTATGGTTCAATTTCCTTGAGGGAATGGCCATGCAAAGGCTGGTGGTTTACGGCAACGACCAGCCGGAGGCGACCCAGCGCGCCGATGACATCTCCCAGTTGCGCGGCAGCGGGGTTGTCGGCCTGGTGCACCCGATGGATAACCAGAAGGCGTTCGAGGCGCTCCCGTCGGCGGCGGACGCGGGCGCGCAGTTCGCGGCGTGCATGACGTTCCTGGAAAACTGGATGGCGAGCTCGGTCCTGGCGGGTTTCCTTCAGTTGTCCGGGGCGGCGGCGAAGGGGACACGGGCCGGCGGCGGCGCGTCGGCGGGCAGCTACGGCATGAGCGAGGACCAGTCGAGCTACTACCTGGCTTCCCGTGAGGCGGCGGCGACGGAGATCGCCGACTCGATCTCCCATGACCTGATCCGCCCCCTGGTGATGCTGAACTTCGGCGCTGACGCGGCGTTCCCGAAGTGGAAGTTCGGCCCGCTGCAGGAGGCGATGACGGCGGTCCTGTTCACCATGTTCGGCCAGCTCGCCGCCGCGCCGAAGCTGAACCTGCCCCTCGCGTTCATAGACCTTTTGACGGAGCGGATGGCGGTGATCCTGAACCTGGACGCGGACCAGGTCCACGAGTCGCTGGTGAATACCGCGTCCCAGCGGGCGGAGCAGCTTGCCGGGAACCCCCCGCCGGGAATGCCCCCGGAGGCCGCTGCGGGGCTGGGGCAGCTGCAGGGGCTGGCGCACGCGGGAACGCAGATAGCGCAGCAGGCGGCGGCGAGGCAGGCGGGGAGCGTGCCCCCGTCGACTGCCCCGCCGCCGAGGATGCGGATGCCCGCCGCGGGGCCGCCGAAGCCGCCGCCGGGGATGCCGGTGGCGGGCGGGGTTCCGGGGGTGTCGCAGTGACAGGCTTCCGGCCGAAGCGCGCCCCGTTCAAGCTGGAGTTCGCTGGCGAGTACGAGGGCCTTGAGGTGAGCGTCCGCCCGGTGCCCATGTCGGTGATACAGGACATCGCCGTCGCGGCCTCTTCCGGCGACCCTGCGGCTTTCCGCCACATCTCCGCGACGTTCGCCTACGCGATCGAGTCGTGGAACGTCGAGGACGACGACGGCAACCCGGTGCCCGCTGACCTGGACGGGCTGATGAGCCAGGACCCCCGTTTCGTCGCAGCCGTGATCAAGACGTGGACGGAAACGATTTACGGGGCGGGTCAGTGACCGACTTCGCCGCGCTCGGGAAGGCCGTCTACTGCGCACGCGGGCTAGCGGTCGCCCGGATCGACTACTCGAAGCCGGGGCACCCGCGGCGCGTCCACGAGGACGAGACGCCGTGCAATCACGACGGGCCGGTCAGGATCGGCGACAAGCAGGCGAAGTCAGAGGAGCAGGCCCAGTGAGCGAGACCAGCACCGTCACCGTCCTCGACAAGAGCGGCGAGCAGCATGAGTACGACGCCGGCGGCTGGCGCAAGGACGATGACGGGCACCTGCTCGTCACGAAGGACGGCGCGAACGTCGCGATCTTCGCGCCCGGCCAAGGGGAGGTGATGCCCAGTGATCGACCTTGACCCCCAAGACGGGCACCGAGGCAGGGCGGGCGGGCGGACAGGGGTCGTGCCGTGAAGCCATCGGTAGGGCGCATTGTCCATTACGTCAGCTACGGGTCGCCGATCCGTCACGACGGCACGCAGGCGTACGAGAGCGAGTGCAGGGCCGCGGTCGTCACGGAAGTTCCGGAGGGTGCCGGGAACCCGCAGGTCGTTGGCCTGTGCGTGCTCAACCCGACCGGCCAGTTCTTCAACCGGAGTGTCGTCTACGACAAGGACGGCGAGTCCGGCGGCACGTGGCACTGGCCGGAGCGCGCGGAGTGACCTTCTGCATCTGCCTGCCCGGCCGCCTCACTCACGGCTGCCCGGACCACAACCCGGCAGACGCCGCGACCCTTGAGTCCATCCATTCCATGCTCATCCGCATCATCGAGAACCAGGAGAAGATAATGGCAACGCAAGACGATGTTGACGCCGCGGTCGCGCAGATCAACGCGACGATGACCGACGTCTCGGCGCAGGTTTCCCAGCTGGGTACCGACGTGACCGCGATCCAGGCGGCGCTCAGCGCGCTTCCCCCGTCGGTTGACACGTCCGCGCTGGACGCCGCGGTGGCGTCGCTGGCGACCACTCAGGCGTCGCTGGACTCCGCGGTCGGCAGCGTCTCCGGCCTGGTGCCGCCCGCCGCGCCCCCGGCGGCCTGAGCCGGCGCGCCCGGGCGGCGGTCCTGACGTCGCCGTCCGGGCGCGCCACTGACCCGAGTCCCCGGAAAGGAACAGCGTGAGCGACAAGAGCCTGCGGGCCGCGCTGGAGAAGCTCGCCAAGTGGCGGAAGTTCTTCGCCTCCTGGCAGCTCGGCACGGTCCCGGCTGGCGACGGCCGGTACAAGGCCGTGGCCGACCACCGGGAACTGTCGATCCTCATGCGCGCCGAGCTGTCCGCGGTAACGGGCCTGCTGGTCCGCAAGGGCATCTTCACGCAGGAGCAGTTCGCGGACGCCCTGGAACGCTCGGCTAAGCAGCTCGACCACGAGTACGAGGAGAGCTACCCCGGCTGGCGGTCCCTTCCGGACGGCCTGAGCATGAAGCTCCCCGAGGCTGTGGAGACGATGAAGGACCTGGGGTTCCCGCCGTGAGGTCCCTGGCCGAGTGGCTGCTCGGGGCCCCCGGCCCGCCGTTTAGGGACTTGATCTCTTCTCGCCGGAAGGTTCCCGCCGTGGGCCTGACCACTGACCCGGATGACCCGCGCCTCGGCCACGGAGCGGACACTGAGCCGCAGGACCAGCACGAGACGTACCTGGTCCTCTCAGAAGAGGAGCGGGCGAAGGGCTTCACCCGGCCGCTGTACCGCTCGTACGTCCACCATGACCCGGAGTGCGGCGCGGTCACCACGATGGGGCTCGCGTTGTGCGAGACATATCGGGCGAACCCGCAGTTCTACGGTTCCACGTTCTGCTGCGGCTGCCTGATGCACAGGCCGGTGGGCCCGGAGGGCGAGTTCACCTGGGTAGACGACCAGGGCAATGACACGCACATCCTGGTGGGAACATGAGCACCGTTTCCGCTGGTGCGCCTGGGTGCATCGAGCACTGCCGAAGTGCCACGATAGAGCCGTTACGCCGGATACCGCTGGGAGCGAGGTGGACACGTGATCAACGCGACCGAAGAATTCATCCTTGACCTACAGGACCAGGTGCAGGGCGTCGCGCAGATGCTCGCCTGGCTCGTGACCGAACTGGGCGGCGACCCCGCGGTGATCGGGTCCGTGCCGCGTGACGTGCCTCCCCGGGGCGTGCGGGCAGCGTGAAGGCGCGCATCTGGAAAGACAGGGAGGGCGGCCTGTGGTTCTTCAGCGTCCGCAACGCTGACGGGAGCGTGTCCTGGTACGGCAAGCGCCGGCACTGGGAGCTTGCGCTGCTTGAGGTGCTCCCGTTCGTTGACGCCGGCAGGCGTAAGCCGTGACCATCCCCGCCCCGG